TTGATTGTCAATTAATAATCTAAAACCTGATGGATTAACAAATGTAGTTTCATCTTGTTGTGGTGCTACATATGTGTCTGTAAAGTTAATCTCTGCTTGATACGGCATATTTAATCCTTAATCATAAATAAAATGATCGTCGTTATCATCATCATCTTTTCTGAACCTCCATTTAAGAATAGTCCATTGTTTTTTTAACCACTTCTTTATTCTATTTATACAATTCATTCCACCTATCAATCACTCTTTCGAAAATAAATCGTTGTCCATTATGATTTGGATGAGTATCAGTAATTGTTAATTTTTCACCTTCTAAACTATTAAACGCTTTTGTTTCATTTTTCAAAAATTCATCTCCAACAATCTTTTCATCATCCCATTTTTGCATAACTTTTTTATGGCCAAGATCGTCATATCTTACCCATTTTACTTTTGTTATTTCTCTATTTATTCTTAGTTCTTTTAAGGGAAAAAACATTTTATTGTTGCCTTGACTTTTTAAAAAAGTTCCGGATTTTCTATCTATATTCCAAACATGTTCTCCTCCTAATCTTTTCAAATAAGGAAACCCACTAAATCTTTTATCCTGTTCTAATATCTTATATGTTGGATTTTCTTCTGTTGTCTGATATAGTATCTCGTATTGGCTAGGCCCAGCATCATCAATCATATTTCTTCTTTCCGTATTTTTTAAATGAGTATTAATAGGTGCCATCATTTGAAACACTAAAAGCTTTGCACTGATTGAATCTGCTAATTTAGAAATAGTATACATTTGCGCAAAAGTACTTAGCAAGCAAGACTTAAAAAGATTCATTGCACTATGTTTTTGTACATTTACAAAAGATGAATACTCGTGGCCTGGAAAAGGTTGAACATGTATAGTAGGAGGACAAACTTGCTGGACACCACTCGAATAAGGATACGTAAACCTATCCCATATTGACCAGCCGATAACAATAGCTTCTATATCGCTACCATATTTTGCTACAGCCTGTGTAATATCAAAAAGATGCCTATCACCACCAGCTCCAGATCTTCCATAACTATGTAACACCAAACCTAATTCTTCAGCCATCAACTCATCCCAAAATAAATGATTATCTGGTGTATCTTCTTTAAATGCTATATCGTAATAATTATGATCTGTAAAACTACAGCCAGCACTAATAAGTATTGACCCCATATTTCTTGCTCCAATTTTCGGCGTCTTTCCATGTATTTATCATAGGTTCGCCTTTTACATTCAATGAGGTGTTTAATAGCATAGGACATCTACTCATTTTCCACCATTCTTCTAATATAGGTCTTAATATTGACCTACATGTTTTTTTCACCACCTGCACGCGCGCGGACCCGTCCACATGCGTGACGGAAGACATGTCATGCTTTGCTTGACTTACAAACTGCATGTATTCGTTCATAGGTCCTTCAAAATATTCTGTTGCGAATTCTTCTAGAATGGCCGGTGCGAACGGCCTGAACTTCTGTCTGTTCTTAATTTTGTTAACAGTGTCCTTAATATCGCGACGGGGATCAGCAAGAAGACTCCTATTACCAAGGGCGCGAGGACCAAACTCAGCAGGACCATGAGCCACAGCTGCAATACTGTGGCGAAAAATATGTCCAGCCACTTCACTAGGTGAGACATTAACATTGATATTGTTTCCAAGATATGCATCCTTCCATTTTAAAGGTTTATCCAAATATGCTGCTGCCGCTCCTAAACTTGCTCCGGCATCACCAGGATTTGGCATAATCCATATATTGTCAAATAGATATGTTATTTTAGTATTTGCTACACAATTAAGTGCAACACCTCCTCCATAACATAAACTTTTAGAATATTGCCTTGCTTTTTGCATTATTTGAATTATTTTCTTTTCAATCAATAATTGCGCAGAAGAAGCGATATCTTCATTACGTGCATTTGGCAGTATGTTACCACAACCTTTGTGCAAATTTGTATCAAGCAAATATTCTAAATCATATATAGGTTCACCAAAAGCGGCCATACCCATAGTAATATACTCATCTTCTTGAGGTTTTAATCCTATTCTCTGCGTTATTGCAGAATAAAATAAACCTAATGAATATGGATATTTTTGTGACCAAACTTTTTTCTTTTTATACCATATTGAACATGTATCCCATTCACCAATTGCATCTATCACAACACAAACGGGTTCGTCTTTAAAAGGTTTAGTATAATAAGAACCTGCTGCGTGCGACCAATGATGATGAAATGATTTTGATCTCCATTCATTCCATTTTAACTTTTGGCCAGAATACAACCTCCTTGTATTTTTCAATAATGGTTTTTCATAATATACAACATCACCCTGATTCTTTGGCATATCAGGATGTAAATTTTTGTCATTCTTTATACGACTATAACGTTCAGCATGACCTGCATATATAATGTTACCTTCCAAGTCAATTATCGTTTTAGCCGCATCATGAAATCCATAAGACAATCCGGTAATCATAAAAATATTTATAACAAAAAAAAGGGAGGCCGAAGCCTCCCTAGTTCAACTTATAACTTATATCTTATGAAAGGATATTTGTTATTTTAGTGATTCTGTAGTACTGGTTAGTACGTACTGCACCGATGCTACCTGTTTGGTCAGCATATGGGTTAGCAATCATTCCATATCTGGTTTTGAAACCAATTTTTGGTTGGAATGAATTTTCCCCTACTGCTCGTACCATAGTTAGCGGTACGTAAGGACAATAGAAGAGACCAGCGTCATATGGGTTTGGACCCTTATAACCTACGTTCACATAGTCGATATTTGCATATGGATCGATATAAACTTTCATTCCACCGGAAAGTGTTCCAGCAAATGTGTTTCCTGTATCGTCCACGTTAAGCTGAGCGTTTCCACCAGCTCTTGCATAGTCTAGCATACCTGATGCTGAAAGAGCAGCAGCCACATCAGAAGAACACATTAGGAAGTTACCTTTTCCTCTTCGTGTTTCTTTTGCGATTACGTTAGCTTCTCTCATCAACTGGACAAGAAGACCTTTGTATTTTTCAACTGACCATCTACCATCTGAGTCAGCATTTACATCAAATGTACCTGCTGTGGTGATGTCTGCTTGACTTGAACCAAGCTTAGCACGTGAGTTGATTGTTCTAACAACTTCTCTGTTGATTTCCGCTAGGATTTCAGCAGATAGAATGTTAGCCAATTCTGACTCAGCATCAAGACCGTGAATTGCTTTCAAGTCTTGTGCGAGTTCCATGGTGTACTCAGCTTTAAGGGCTCTTGACTTCGCAGTAACAGTTGTTTTTGCGATTGAGAAAGCCATTTCAGCAAAGTTAGTTCCACCACCGTCGCCAAGTGCTTCAGCAGCATCTGTTGTCATACCAGAACCAAGACCGAATGCGTCTTCTACGTTATCCGCACCGCCTGATGTGTCTGCAGAAGATTCACCAGATGTTCCTGGAGGGTTAATATCGCCAACCAAGGATGATGAACCACCACCTTGTGTACCAGCACCTGAAAAGTCTGAATCAGCTTCATTAAATAGTGCTTCTGCACCAGTTTGTGAAGTAACGTGTGACTTCATGGCAAAGATAAGACCAGTTGGACCAGTCATTGGCTGCACACCACAGATGTCGTATGCAAGTAAGTTTGGCATAGCTCTTCGAACTAAGCCGATAAGAATTGGATCCCAATTCGCGATATTTGAGTTTGCATTGTTAGCTGCAACTTCGTTCAATTGAAAACCCTGATGATTACGCTCTTCAGCAAGAGCTTTTTCAGTATTTTCTAGAACAGTAGCAGTAACAGCTTTCCTATGCCTGTCATGTAGCTTAGGTGCATCTTCACTATCGAGAATAGGTTGCCACTTCTCCAAAAGTTTATCAGTAGTAAACATTTAAGTTCTCCCTATTACTGTTTAAGTGCTGAAAGGTAAGCGGACATTCTATCGGAAACTGCTGGTGTTTCAGCTGATTCATCAAGTTCCACTGTTTCAGTTGGTTTTGCTTCAGTTGCTTTTTTGAAATATGACTCCTTAAGAGTTTCAATCTTCTGACGATAGTCATCAGCTGAATCATAAGCAGTGCTTTCAGCAAGCTTCTTTAGCTTTTCGGTTTGTGCCTCAGAAAGGTCAGAAGCAGTTTCACGGATAATAGAATCCTTAGAGAGTTCTGCATTAGACTCTTTAAGTTTAATATTGTCTTCCATGGCGCTAGACAATTGATCTTCTAGATCATCATTTTTCTTGGCGAGTTCATCGACAAGATCAACTTTGGCATCTGGAACATCAACATAGTGCTCATTGAAAACACCGTGTAGTGCTTTAATGAAAGATTCAGAGATCTCTGTGCGTAGTCCGCCTTCAATCGCTAGTTTGTTATCTTCCATCCACTTTTCTACGACGTAGTTTAAGTACCCATCAACTTTGTCAACGACTTCGCTGTGAATACGCTGGGTTTCTTCAGCAAGCTCATCTTTGAATTGCTCATCAAGCTTATTGACATGATCTGTCACTTTAGCATTGACAGCAGCTTCAAAAATAACTTCCGCTTTAGCACGGAAACCATCTGATAGAGTTGCTTCAGTTTCTACGAGAGCGTTTAGATCTTCATCAAAACTATTTTCAACCATAGCTTCGCCTTCAACCTGTACACCTTCTGGATGATATGAGTTATGCATTTTTTTCATTTCGTCTTTGCTCATACCGCTCATTTTAGTGAACATAGCATTGATCATTGCTACTTTAGTCATAGGCGTAGGTTTACCCTGGCCTGCTTTCGGCTCAGCAGCTTTAGCTGGTGCACTTGCCTTAGCGGCCTTTGCATCAGTAGCAGCGGCTTTTTCACCGTCTACTTCGGGAGCAGCTGCCATTTCTGGCATCTTCTTCTTCCCTTTGTGACTTCCGTATGCCTCCTCCACAGATTCCTCGTTAACTTCATCAACAATTTCATCCTGGAGTTGATCTTCAACTACGTCCTCATTTTGGACTTCATTAGACATTTTTTACTCCTCCGAGTTTAAAGATTAGAGAGGAAATCTTTGAAAGCTTTCATCTGCTTGGCAGGTGAAGGTGCTAACTTAATTTCAGTCTCGAGTTTTTCAATTTCTTGACGTTTAAATGTACCGTTTTCCATGATCCATTCTACACCTTCCATGATACCATTAACATAGGCACCAGGTGCAGATGGATCTTGAACGATATCAACGGCATTCAACATAAAGTCACCCTTTACGTAATTAGTACCGCCTCTCGTATCAAGACTACCCATACCACGACTTGACACACCCAACTGAACACCGCCTTCAATCAAACCTTGTGCGATTTGACCCATAGGAGTATTCAATACAGTGGCCCTTCCCACTACATTGTTACCTTCGAATTTTAAATCGGTAATTTTGTGAGAAACTTTATCCAAATTAATCGTCGGTCCTTCAGGGTGGTTTAACTCACCTACCGCACGACCTTTGGAAACCTGTTGTTCTGTGTACTTGTTCACTGCTTGTTCAAGTACATCCTTAGGATAAATTCTGCCATTACGATTTTTTTGATCAGCTTGCATAAAGATACCTTCAATGATAAGTTTTTTCTTACCATTTTTATCTTGCTCAGTTATATAACTAAGTTCTTGATCTGTATGTTCTGTAATTAGCTTCATTTATTTACCCATTAAATCTGTAAATTCTTTTGCAGCCTTTTCAGCTTCTTTTGATGTTTTAAACTCATCGAGTTTATCGCCATCTATATAAACACAAAAGAAATTTTTTCTTTTGGTTATGACTGCTTCATATTTCTTTTTACCGCCAACTTTAAACTTTTTTACAAGTTTTTCATCAGCCTTTACTTTATAAGATCCCTCACTGAGGAGTGTTCTCATCTCCTTGAACGTCTTCATCTTCCGCTACCTCAGCTTCCACTTCTGTTTCAAATTCATCTGCACCATCATCGAGATCATCTTCATATTCTTCGTCATCATCTTCTTGATCTGCAGCTACAATTTCTTCTTCGTTTTCGTCTTCGTCTTCAACATCAGTTATTTCTGGCTCTTCTTCTTGAACCCCTAAGGATTTTGCCAGTTCTATTTTTTTAGCATCAAGAGCATCATTTACTCGAGTGCTCATAATATCTAGAAATTTATTATTGGCATCTGCCATTTTATTTCCAGCCAAATCAATTACTAAATCATCTATACTCATAATTATTCTCCTTGAATTTATTTATAAAAAAGCGAATCTTAAGAAATTTTTTTTATTCTTCAGGTTCTTCTTCAGGCGCCATTTCAGCTTCTGCTTCAATTTGTTTGTTAATTTCTTCCATTTCTTTTTCAGATTGAAAAAGTACGTGTCTTCGTATCCAATCAATGGAGAAATATTTGCCTGTATATTCGTCTATTTCTCTAAGTGTTCCTAATCTTTCACGTAAAAGTTCTGATTCTTTCAATTCAGCGAAATGTGTATCTTTCATAAAGTCAATTCTTATAAAAGTTTCCATTGCGTGAAATTCTTCTTCAGTAACAATACCTTTTAAAACTAGCTGTGTTTTTAATATGTCCATATACAACATACTAAATCTTTTTCTTAATCTATCAATGAACTTTTGAAATTTTAATTCATCTCTTGTAATTTCTGAAGCTCTACCTAATGAGAATTGTGCTTCTTGTTCTAATCTATTGATAGGTACATTTAATGATCTATATAGTTTCTTTTGAAAATATACAATATCATCAATCTGTCCGAGGTTTTCACCTCCTGGCAATGTTGTAATTTCTGTTCCTCTACCACCTTCACGTCTTGGTAGCCAGAAATCTTCAAGCATGCTCATTTGTTTTGCATGATCTTTAATCTCACCAGTTGTCGCGTTATAGACTAATTTATTTCTATACTTTGACATAATATTTTTTAGATATTCTTCTGCTTTACCTTTCGGCAAGTTACCAACATCTATATAAAATATTCTTCTTTCTGGTGCTCTTGAAAGTCTGTAAATAACTAATGAATCTTCCATCATTTTAAGTTGATTCAATGTTTTTAAAGATTTGTGCAAATATGAAACAACTTTTTTATGATCTGAACTAAATAAACCTGATGTGCAATATGCAATTGCATCTTTAGTAATTCTTAAGCCTTGATTAGTCGTATTCATTTTTTGATTTTGAAATACGTAATACTCTTTGCTGCCTTTAATTAAACTTTCGCCAGATGCTTTGTCTTTATCTTTTTGAACTTCTCTTACTTTTTTAATTTTAAGTGGATCAATCATTCTTAGTTCTATGATTCCACCTTTTGGATTAGCTGTATCAATAATTTTATGATAATACAGTCTTCCATCTACGTACCATTTCCTGAATATGTCAGAACCTTGAAAGTTCATATTCATCAATTCTACGATTTTATAAAACTCGTCTCTTATTTTATTTTTAATTGTTGCCGGCTGATTAACATCTTCTAATATAATCGCTACCGGGCCTTCAGCAGTTGTCGTTACAATTGCTTCATTAACAATATCTTCTATAGCCGCGTCTACTTCAGGATGCATTGCAGCATCTCTGTATTTCATTATTTGATCATTTTCGCTTTTAGCTTGACCGCCATCCATATCAATATATTGACCATAATGACCACCAGCATTGATAACGTTACCAACACCTTCATCATCTGGCGGAACAAAAGATATTTTTTTCGGTTCAGCTTTACGCTTTATTTCGTATCCGAATATTTCTGCCATGTTTCACCTTTAAAATAGGGAGGAGATTATACCCCTCCCTATATTTATTACATTAACTAGTAGTACCAGATTCCCAATACTGTACTTGAAACTCAACCGTAAATTCTTCAATCTGATTTTCACTATCGTATGAAAGATCGATTGCAGAAATATTGGTTGGGAAGGTACCGCGGAAATCATAACGCTTGACTGATTCACCGGCTTTATTAAGCTGTTCAACAATCATATCGGCTTGATAATCAACTGGATTAACAAGACCGGTATTTGCATTATGTTGGTTGATACCATTACTCCATCGCTCCATAGCATCTCGTACTGCGAAGTCTGTATCGTTTATAATTGTAACTGTCCATGGCTCAAATGTTCTATCACCTGCAATCTGCAATTGTCTTCCACGGAATGGAACTACAATTGGATTAATTACAGATGCTGGAAGTTGAGCTGCCTTACACATGAATGATGATAATTCGACATCACCCGCTGCATATGATGGAAAGTTCATTGTGACCTTAAACAGGTTGTTACGAGCACCGCCGCCAACCAGTTTGGATTTAAAATCATCTACGCCTAAAATTGCCATTGTCTATCTCCTTATGTTCCAGCTATCTCACTGAAATCTACGCCTGTTCGTGTGGCAATAAAATTCAGAGTGATAAAGTTGATTGACCTAGCAGGCTGAATGAAGATGTCAGCTACAAACTTATTGGTATCAATGATGTTACTAGTATTATTAGTTTCATCACATATTACCTTAAAGTCTGTGATACCTCTTCGACCCTGAACCTCTCTTAAGAAAGGCTCAACCAAGTTTCTAAATTGTGCTCTTGTAAATTCATCGTTGAATTCAAAGAGTTGAAACTTAGAAGCTGTAGAGATTGCTTTTTCAAGAACAATGAAGAGTCGTCTTACATTGATTCTATCAAAGGCTGAAGGTCTTGATAGGAGTGTTTTATCTCCGAAAAGAACCATACCTTCGCCTGGGAAAGCAACAATAGGATTGACTCTTGCTTTATAAAGAGTATCTCTTTCTGCTTGCTTTGGATTAAAATTGACTCGAGTAGCGCCTAGGAATTGACCTCTGTTGAAGCCTGCAGGTGAGAACCATGCATCTGCAACGTTGTCTGTATTCGCTAGAAGACCGGCCATATGTCCACTTGAAGGAATATCAATAAATGCATCATTGTATTTGTCATAAACTTTTACAGATGATGAAGTAAGAATTCCGTATGAACTTGAGGTTAGGTAGTCAGCAAATGCTTTTGCAAGAGCTGGTCTTGTTGTAGCTGCTGTTCCTCCGCCAACGAGTGTTACTGAAGAATGTGCACTTGGATTTGTTGAATAACCTACAGGTGGTGATATGCAACATACTGCATCTTTTCTTGCTTCACAAATTGCAATCAAATCGTTTGCAATTGCTACACAATCAGCACCTGAACCACCGAGAGCTTCATCGAGTGGAGGTGCAATCAAGATGTTAACATCAAAAGTTGATGCATCTTGAACTGAGTCAAATGCTATTTGGATTTCACCAGCTGTTGGTGCATCATCATCGGTTCCTCCTGATAAGCTAGTTGCTATTGCAGTTCCGCCATCTCCATCAAACACTTTGTTTGAAGCTTGTGCTGATAGTGAGATACCTGCATCAGTTAGACCTGTGTCATGATCCATCCAATAGATGTATTCTGATCCGCCGTTAACCACATCCTTATAAAAATTAGATGTGCCGTCTGCATTCTTGGCGTCTGCTGCCATAGATACGAATGCAAAAGTTTCTAGGACTGATCCAGCTGTTCCTGTCCATGCGCCATCTTCGTCTAAGACAATGATGTGCAATTCGTCAAGAGCACCTGTTACGCCTAGTGCAGTTGCAGTTGCTGATGTGCCTGGTGCAGCATCAAACTGTCCTGCTTGATTCCAACTGGCAAAACCAGTTGATGAACACACTTCAACTCTTAGAGAGTTACCCAGTGTTCCGGGAAACTTAGCTGCCCATGGGCCAACGCTGCCTTGTCCTGCTGAAAAGCTATTAGTATAGGTTTGACTATTTCCTATAAGTACGGCAGATCCACTTGCAACGGCATTAAGCGCGTCTGTGGAAGCCCTAATAACTCTCAGATCATTACCGTACTGAAGAAACGCTGCAGCGGTAAAGTAGAATTTGTTATTGACAGAGTTGGGAACACCAAAAGTTTCAGCCAAGTCATTTTCTGAGGTGACCTGAGTCGGAATCCCCATAGGACCCCACGAGAATGCACCCGCGAAAGCTCCAATGGAAGAAGAGACTGCAGGAACAACGTTAGTGAGATCAACCTCACGTACGCGTACACCTGGAGATACTTGGAAAGACATTTTTATTCCCCTTCTAAATTAACATTAAATGATTATCATAATACGGTAATGTTCACAATATTATTTATAAATAATTAAAACCTAGTATAATCCGGTCTTTGATACAGTTTTCCATAACTCACCTTGAATAACCTCTTCTTCTTCAACTTTATTGTCTGGCATGAATCCAACTGGTGTAAGTTCTTCTTCTAGCGCTTTCATATGTTCACTGAACATCATATCTTTTACATTAATATCTGTCATTTCCGCAAAGTAAAATGTGGTTGCAAACCAACCAAATAATACTAAATTCATAACTAAATCATCATGGTTGGTGGCTTCAGCTTCATAACTTGTACCTTTTGCCACAAATGTAGATAACTCCATGATGGTGTCTGCATCTACAATATCTAATTTAAAGTTTTCTATAAAGTCTTTTAAATTAGAACATCCTATTCTTTTAACTTTCTTTGTCATTAAGACACCTACAGCATTTGATTTTACTGCAGATTCTACATAAACGTTTTCATATTCTAAATCATAATATAAACCATTACAAACTACCGCGCCTGAGTCATTGTTCTCAATAACCACATAAGCATCATTGTAGGTTTTCGCATATTTATAGATAATATCAGGGAAGAGCAATGGAGAGATATTATTATCGCGATAAACAGCGACCTGTTTAAACGGGCGTGCGCTAATATCGATCACATTAAATGTAGAATAATCCAGACCTCTTCCCTTCGCGCTATCAACAAAAATCATGTATTTTGCACCAGCAGCAGGCTTCTGATAAACTGCTACAGATTCTTGTCGGTAGATTGGCGGTTGAGCTTTGAGTTGTAGAAGTATATTCCCTGAAATAAGAGTGTTTCCAGTTCCGTGAAAGTTATTACCGAACTCTTGGTCAAATTGTAATTCTGACGTATTTGCAATTGTTTGTTCTTTCCACTCTTCATCACGGCCAGGTACATCCCACCAATCAATCCTAAAAGGTTGATAGTCATTAGTCTTTTGTACAGCACCTTCCCATAGTTTATGAAATACATTTCCAACTCCATTAGCTGTTGAAGTAATAATTACTTTAGTATCTTCACCTGAAGATACCACAGGATATGTTGATGTGTAAAACTTTGCAGCATCTTCTACAAAAGCAAACTCATCCAAAAATAATAAGTTAACTGACATACCTCGGATAGATGATCCTGAAGTTGCAGCAGCAACAATTCTACTATTGTTACTAAATTCTAAATTACCTTTATTAACAATCTTACATCCTGGCTGTAAAAAGAAAGGTAAGTTTTCAAGAGCAATTTGTATTCTTGCCAACATCTCTCTTGCAGTAGCACCTTTATTTGCTAGTATCGCTACTGTTTTTTCAGGATTAAATATTGCATACCATAAGATATAAACGACCGAACTAATTGATTTACCTGATTGGCGACAGGCCAATACAATGCTAAATCGATTTGAGTTAAATGTCTTAAACATCTTTTCCTGATAATCATAAAGATCAAAAGATATAAGACCTTCATCAAGTGAAATAATTTTTATGTATTTTTTAGCAAAATACACAGGATCTTTCATGCATTTTGCATATTCAAATACTTCGTCTTGGTTCCATTGTTGTTCTACGCCATCCCTTTTAATTTGAGGATTGCCAAGGTAACCAAACTCACTATTCTTTAGGGACGTGCTCAACGGTTTTCTCTTTCTTCTTCGCCTTGTCTATCAACATTCGTTGAAGATCGGTTGTGGATCCTACGAATACATTATTTTGTGTCATATTATTTGGAAGAGATAGTTTATCATGATCAATCTCTTTTTTATCCTTTTGAAGTTTCATCAGCTTTTCAACCACGTCAGCGTTTTGTCTGATGGAATTTGAAAGAACTTCAAAAGCTCTTGGGTGCTCGCTTTCACGAGCAAGATCTAATAGAAGGTCAATACCTTCTTGTCCTTTTTCTGCCAGATTGTAATACATACTTCTGGTAAAATCGTAATCGTCCTGTACTTCTTTTTTATCGGTCATAGTGGTAAATCCGTTACGGTTGCAATAGTTCCTACGGCACTTGAACTTGCACCTGTTATTGTTTCTCCTACCACAAAGTTTGCATCTAGGCCTCCTAGTTTCAACGTTGATCCTGATGCAGTTAGATTTGATTGTTGTACCATTGTTGCAGTTGCTCCTGATACAGAACCAGTAACACTTTCGTTTGCTTGGTACGTAGCAGTAGAACCTGTTGTGATTGTGACTCGTTGAAAGTCTGGTACAGTTGGAAAACTAAATGTATTTGTTACTGTAAAATCGTCTCCTGGTTGAGCGTTAGTCGGATTAGTTGTAGTAGTTATCTTCTCCATTATCGCATTAGTGCTAAACTGATTGACATCAGTAATGACTGTTCTAATAAATCCAGATGCTGATTTTGGTCCATAAAATCTTACCCTTGTTTCGAAGTCTAGTGTGTAAATGATTGCTCTTCTCGATAAAAAATCTCCTTCATAGTCATCGTTGAGAGCTATTGAAGTTAAAGTTATCGGTGTATCAGCTTTAAATACACCATTGGCTTCTTTCACCGTGACTGTATATTCAGGTTGAAAGAAAGGCAATATCTGCTCAAGTATCTGCAAAGCATCGTCTTGTTGCTTTGTTATGATATTGAGTTGAAAACCAATACGGTAGGGGACTGGACCGAGATACTTATCTCTTTTATTTGTTACCGTAGAGTTAACGACTTGGTTTGTATTCTTAGATAATTTTGTATTTGTGTCATACTGCAAGTTTGTAATTTCAAATGACATTCGCGGAAGTTTTATAGCAACGTTAGGACTATTAAGATCAGGTCTTGATTCAATCCTCGCCAAAAACTTTTGTCTTGGTCCATATGCCAAAGGTACTCTTGCAGAAGATAAAACTTTGTTACTGCCGTCTCTCTTGACAACACTAATATTATTAAATATAGTTCCAAACACTGCAACCATATTTCTTATTGAGTTATGATAGAAAGGATCTCCAAACATTAGAAAGTCTCACTTGGATCGCCGAAAGGATTAGTTTCGGTAAAGTCTATTATTGAATCGCCTTCAACTTCAAATTCTCTGTTGTCGGCAATAGCATCTTCTGGATTGAGTATGCCAGTTTGTGTCGTTGACAATCCGTATGCTGTGTTGATTGTCCACTGTACTCCACTTTCATCAGCTGATTCTAAGTTTCCACCAACAGTGAATTCTCTTACTGTTGCATCAGTGCTTCCGACTTGAACAATGTGAACTGTTGAAGATGTGGCACCTCTTTCCCATCTTGCAATCTCGCCTGTAACTCTTATAGGATTGCCGCTTCCGTCTGTACCAAATTGTTTATATACCTTTTCGCCTACAACACCATTTCTACTTCCAAATGAAACATCCAATGCAATTGATGATGCATAGCTTGCTTCAAAATCGTCAATCTCTTTAATACCTGTATCAATTTTTTCGTTGCTGTATTCAAACTTCTCACATTCAAGTTTATATACTGGAAGATTACTTAACTGATAGAATGGTTGTTCATGCTCAACAAACTTAATTTCAAACATAGATCTTGAAAGAGGTAAGAATATTAAGTCACCTTCAACAGGTCGTACAGTATTAATATTATTGTTGAATATTCCGATGAGTTGTTCCCATCTGCGTCTTGATAAAATAAACGTAGCCTGATCTCTTACTTCTAAACCAAACTTACCGAGTAAATCACCTTCACCAGCAAATCCATCTGTGTTTTCAATATACATCTCTATATCGTATGCATCTGTAAATCTTGCATAGTCTTCATTTAATAGTTCATCTATAGTAATAGATTCACGAGGAATGTACTTAACATCCTGCCCATAGAATTTAAGTGATTCAATTACGAGATCTTCATAAAGGAATTGTTCTTGTTTATTTTTCTGAGAGAAGTATACGTTAGTTGGCATGATTTACCCCATAAAAAAGTTCGGTGGCATTTCATACTTGAGTTGCATTTCTTCTTCTATCTCCTTAATTTCAGTACTGGCTTCTTCCATAATCTGCCTTCCACTAATTGTTACACCGCCAGGCAATTGCATTCCTTCGAATTTAGATAGGTTGTTTCCCCATTGCTTTTTAATAAGTGCAGTAAGGTATCTTTTTAAAAACATATCATTAAACACATCTGTAAATGTTGTAGGATCTACGATACGAAAACATTCTACTACTACGTAGTTATCTTTCTTTGTATCGTTTTCCCAATCAATATCGATATGTAGGCGATTCATATGCCTATTGAATCTTATAGTTTCAGCGCCATTTAAAACTAAATGTAGCGTACTCATATATTGTTGTGTTTGATAATACTTTGTGATTCCACCGCTCGTACGCATATCATATAAATCATTAAGATGTAACTGATATCTAACATCAAACATGTTGATACTTGAATCTTCATCATCTATTGGAAATATACGCTGTACAGTTGTGATTGCATCAGGAATTGGAATATATCCATTTTCAGTATCACCCTTTGTGATTGTCTGTATTGTTGCGGATGCTGATCCACTTGTAATTGTTTCGGCCGCTTGAAAAGCAACTGTAGTATCTACAAGTGTATTGTATCTTATTGTTAATCCATCAATTTCTTTTATATGTGCTTGTGCTCCAGATGTTCCACCGGTAATTTTATCACCGACTTTAAATGTGCCAGAAACACTAGTCAACGCCAAAGCACTATTAGTTATCTTATGTTTAAGATAATCTTTATAGATTGCGTCTGAGTGATATTCTTGATAGAACTGAAAGGCCTCATCAGCTCTATCGTCAAGCTGTTCTTCATCAACATTGATTTCAATTACTGGATGACCTAGGTTTCTTAGGCAGTAATCAATCAATGTTTGTCTTGTTGTAGGTTTAGCCATGTTATCAGTCCTAGATAAATTATTCTAAGACTATTTATATAAATTTGTATCTTAGTGAATTAGCCTACCATATACATTGACCAAGCGGTCCAGTCTGCATTGTCTGGATGCCCTGCACCATTGAGCCAAATTCTTACTGTATCATTAGCATTGATTTTTATCAATCCACACAGTGTACTAGTGACCCATCCGGTTTGATTATCAATTCCGTCAAATGTAAAACCGTTATAATATGCATTATTTACGTAAACCTTATAGTTGCCAGCACCAGTGTTATATTGGTTTCCTAACATTAAATTAACTTGATATACACCAGAAGCAGGCGCAGTATAAATTCCGGTAGCTAATGCAAAATTACTACCTCCTGTTTCCCAAGTTTTAGTAAAGTCATACAGATATCCACTGTTGTATGACCGCGCTGATGTATGTCTGACATAAAAACCAGGATTATTAGGTTTTGATACAGAGCCATCAGCGTTAATTACCATGTTTAACGTATTGTTTGTAGCAAACTGCATAGGTACATTTTCATACCCCCAATGATAAACACGATTGCCAGCCTCCATAGCTACGGCATAACCATCAGCGTTGGTAGTTCCACTCTCATTTGTAGTGAATTGAATACGAGATTGAGAGCTTGCCGTTGCTTTGTGAATATGTATATCATGTACAGGACTAGTAGTTCCGATGCCAATTCTATTATTAGAACTATCTATTTTTAAAGGACCAATTTCATCTGCAAATTCGAGTTGGCCAGTTGCAGTTGCTCCACTTCCAGTTATACTCTTAACTTTTAAAAACTTATTCGCTGTAGGTGAGTTATCTGGTAGCTTTAACGTCCAAGACTGAGATGAACTATGAGGTGGTGATTGTAATGTAACTCCATGCGAATTTACATGACAGTTTAATTGAATTTTCCCTTCAATTGAACTTCCATCTCCTTTTGCCTCTAAACTTGGCACACTATTAGTTGATATTAAATTTAACTTCGCGGATGTTACTGCATCATCTTGTATTTCTGAAACTGTAATAGCATTGGCCGCAATATCTTCAGCAACAATAACATCTGCACCAATCTTTGATGTTCCTATTGCGTTATCCGCTATGCCGTCTGCTGTGATTTTATCTATTGCCATATCTTTATCCTAGTAAATATCCCCAAAAAACAGAACCCGATGGGTTAGTATGATAATATCCAGAAGAAGAGTTTTGGTAAAAAGCAAAATTGTCACTTGCAGATAGTTGAACTATTACAGATCCTACAACAGTTGGGTAATAATCATCACTTCCGCTACCTCCAGCGTTTATTTGGAAACCACTTGTAGAATTACCGCCATTTATAAAACCATATATATCTAACGGCTCATATTGGTATGCATATACACTAAAACCAAATATATATCTACCTGCAATCGGAGCTGTAAATTTGTAAGTGCTTGTGTTATAATGATTTCCTATATTGTGACCACCTTTTGCAGCTGTTATATTTGGATATCTTAAATACTCTGCGCCCTGCCATTGCCCTGATCCTCCATGTGCAAGAAAGCTCGGTTGGTTTGGTTTTGTTACACGACCAAGACCATCAACCTTAAAATCTTCATTTCCACCATAATCTTGAACAATAAATGTACCAGCACCAGAATTATTTGCACCACCTTTAGCGACAAGTGCTGTACCATTTCCACTTCCAGCTCCATTATGGAAAAACCCAGCATAATCAGAACCAGTGGATGTTGAAGAATGTAAAGTATAACTAGGAGATGTAGTTCCTATACCAACTCTATTATTGGCAGAATCAACTTTAATTGTAGATGTATCTACTGTAAGATCTGTTGTTGTCACGCCAGTATTTGTAATGGTTGTCATATCTTTATCCTATTAAAAATCCATAAAAAGAATTTCTCGGTGTTGAACCATATTGTGAAAATGTACCACTTCCATTATAATATGTACCTACTACAAAATCATTTACAGCCAGGTCGTATAAAAAATGACATTGTATTTGATCAAAGCTTTGTGATGCAGATGCGTTGCTCCCAATGTACGCACCTCCAGATGTATCGCTATTTTTGCTAATGTAGATAAGTTGGTTATTCCCACTGTATGATTGGGCACGACAGATAGACAAGCCAAACATATATTTCCCAGCTACTGGAGCAGTAAATCTACCAGTAGAATTATTATAGTGGCCTCCATTGTCATAGCTTTGACCTATGTTACCAAATTGATGAAAATAACCGTAACCACCGCTAGTGTTAGTCATAGTTGGATTACCATAAGTTAAAAAAGAAGGGTGATTAGGCTTAACTACATAGCCGCCATTTACAATATTTAAATGATTACCACCAGAAATACCCATCTTAATACCACCACTGGCGCTAGTATTATATGATGTTATCATCAAAGGTCTATTCGCATCACCTTCTGTTCTATAGTTTGCACCGTCCCACAACCCATAATTTACTTGATGACCACTGCTGTTTTGTAGTTTTATTCTTGACGATATACCTACAATATCAAGATCAACCGAAGGTGTTGTAGTTCCTATACCAACTCTATTATTAGTGGCATCAACTTTAAGTGTTGTTGTGTCAACGGCAATAGAACCATCCGCTGCAAGTGTGATATTATTACCACTTGCACTCGAGTGTTTTAGATGTTCTAGCTCAAGTGTAGACAATTAATTATTCCTTTGCTGCCATCGCTGCTTCGGCATCTGCATTACGCTGAGCACCGGTTTTTACAACACCAAGTTCAAAAGCCTGAGCAACTTGTGCATCAACTCCAACCGCCATTGCAACTTCATTCGCATTACAATGAGCAACTAAAGCCGCGATAATTTCTTCTTGTGCAACTCTTGCACGATTATGAAGAGCATTATCAGCCCAGTCTTGAACACTGGCCGCTGCATACTCAAGACACTTGTTTTGTGTGTCCGTAAGTTTTACAGTAATATCAACCATGTTTTTCTCCTTTCATTTTTTTTATTTATAATTATCCTAATAAATATCCCGTAACTCTTATACCAAAATTAGCGTCAGCATACGCTTCTGAAATTGAAGTTGAATAAGGAACTATATAATCTCCTGCTGTTAAACTCATTAATGCTGTCCCTGCAACTGACATATGTGAATCTGCCTTGTAAGACTGATAACCTTGAATAGTGATTGTTGGAAATGTACTTGAACCTCCTTCAGACGCAGAGTTAAGTTGAAACCCAACAGACCCATAGTCATCTGCAACTTGCATTCGTATAGAACCGTGCATGGCAAAAACATATACTCCTGTTACAGGAACAACGTATTTTAAATATTTACCACTGCCTATTGGATGTGTTTCGAAAGTAAGAGTGCCACCACCAACATTAAATTCTGTAGTGGTGTTTGCACTTAACCATATGGGAATAGGTGTATGATAGTTAGTATCATAAACTGTATCACCATGATTTTGACCCCATTCTTGAGAGTTAACTGTCTTAGCACTAAAAGCAGGTCTAACAGGAGTTGTTACTCTACCTGTGCTATCAATAGCCAATGCAGTTGTACCATTACTATGTTTTAAACCATCTACTGGAATAATATTACTTGCGTCTTTTACTGGAAGTTTTGATAAATCAATAGTGTTTGTCCCTGCCGCTGAAGGAACAGTAAGATCAAAATAACCTGATGAATCTCCTGAAACTCTTATTGTACTCATACGACTACCCACCTTGCATTTGAACCAAGCGTCACCGTAACTCCTGATCCGAGTGTTATTGGTCCTGCACTTACTGCACTTCGGTTTGCGCCTAAAGAATAATTCGACGAAAGTGTCTGTGCATTTGTGTAAAATACATCTGATTGTGCGCCAACACTACCGAATGATATTGTACCACTGCCGTTTGTAATAAGAGCTTGACCACTTGTTCCGTCTGATAGATTCAAAGCATCTATACCTACTGAGTTTGTTGCAAGCTTAGCTGTTGTTACAGCATCATCTTGCAGTTCTGAAACTGTAATAGCATTAGCTGCAATGTCTTCAGCGAGAATAACATCAGTTCCAATGTGATCTGTAGTGATTGCATTATCTGGAATTGAATTTGAATGTATTTTTCTTACTGCCATTATTTTTCCAATCCATATATTTGAATAGATCCATATCTGCTTGTGTGTGTAGCGCTATTCCAGCTTACAATTCTAAATCCAGTTATCGTTTGAGGATCAAGAACTCTGCAAGAACTTGAAGATTCTTCCAAATACATATTTTGACCACTACCTAGCCTATATAATAGTGTAGCTTTTGATCTTATAGAAGCTATACCGTCTGGGTGATCCGGAACAGAGATAACAGCTTGACCATGAGAATCGTAATCTGTCCCATTTCCTGCCAGCCAAGCTCGAGTTTGTATTCCTGCATAAGTACTATTGTTGTAATCAGGACCACTTGTAGTATTAGAAGGCATCCATTGTATAACATTATTATAATCAGCTGATGAGTATTCTCCGCCAGAAGTTCTAAATTTAAACGCTGTCTCATTCCATTGATTTCCGCTAGAAGCAGTATTTCGATGACTAATATACCAGTACAACATATAGTTTATGTATTTACTTCTATCTACAACATCAAAATCAACTGCTCCTGTATCAGTTGTCCAGTTTTGTGTGGCTAATTTTACAAAGCCGAGTCCCGCAACTTTACCATCATTGGCAATAGACATCGCGGTGTTTGCGGTAGTGCTTTGAATTGTGCCGACTTTTAGAGTACTCATCCTGCAATCTCCTGGACTGTTAGCACTGATACAGTTCTTGGGTCATAATTTCCAGTATTTCTGTCACTGTGAGACCTGTTAATGTACGCTATTGCACCTGAACTATTAGCTGTTCCCTGATAATCTTTATATTGAATTTTATAAGTTACCTGAGATGTAGTGTTCGGTGAGTCTAATATATTTATTGGAATTGGAGATATATCATACACATCCCAGCCGCTTGTAGTAGTTGAAGAAGAATAAACTTGCGGTCTGCTACCAGCAGCATCACCTACGGATAAAGCTGTACCATTTCTAACAACTCTAATGTAAGACCTAAAATAATTTTCAGCAACGTTCACAAAGCCAGTAACTAGTATCTTGCTTGATGTTGAACTAGGAGTTATATCTAACGTTAATCCACTATCAGCGTAACTATTTCCTTGAGCACTAGTAGCTGAAGTTAATGTCATTGACAATGTTTGTAGTACTGCTCCAGGCGAAACAATTGATCCTCCATCAGTTGCCACTATTTTTTTACCAGTAGGCAAAGTAATTGTGTTACCTGTTTGTGTAGTGATTTGATTTACAGCAAGTGTACTCATACTATTGCCAGCCTTCCTCCGTTAGTAACTGTTAGTGTAACACCGCTCGCAACTGTTAATGGACCGGCCGCAACGGCATTATCAGTTGCCGCAATGGTTACATTAGTATTTAACTCTTGTTCATGCACTCTAAAAATATCTTTTTTACCGTTTGTTGTATCGCCTCTTAATGCACCACTTGCATTGTCTCCTTGGAATGCACCTACACCAAGTGTTACTCCACTGTCAATCTTTGCCGCAGTGATTGCACCGTCTTGAATGTCAGCAGTTGCAACCGCGCCATCAGCAATGTCAGCGGATGTAATAGTTGTATCTGAATTAAGTAAATTTGCCAAGTTTCTTGCATTACTCATTGTGTCACCTCTGTAAACTTCATGTAAGAGTTACTTCTTGCGTCATAATTAAAATATACATCTGGATAGCTGGAGCTTGGACAAATCATTTGAAGTGTGTAAGTAATTTGCGAAGTTGTGTTGTGATTATCATCAATCGCTCCGTATGCCTGAAAGAGATGCAGCTGTGTGTTATTTACGTCGGGACCTCTAAATACATCATAGTTAGAACTAAAATTATGATTAAGATGTTGTGTTGAAGAAAGTTGTGAACCGTTTCTTAAAATTCTATGATTAAACTGGCACTCTCCAGCATTTCTTTTTCCACAATTTATACTAGCGTCTATGTAAATATGACTGTTAGCAAATTTAGGTGTAAAATTGGCCGTAAAAAAAGTAGACCAAGAACTGCCTGAATATATAAACTGAGTAGCATATTTTGTGTGAACCATCTGAACAGGTGTTCCGGCTGGTATCTGCGCACTTGTAAGAGCTGCCTGCATATTATTTGGAATAGTACTTAATGCCATTACTGTGCTATCTCCGTTGCTATGATTGAATTTTCTGAAGTTGAATCAATATATCTAATTTCATTTCCTCCACCACTACTCACATAAAGTTTATAGTTTACTGAACTGGTTGTGTTAGGTGTGTCAAAAGTAAAAGCGTTTATACCTTCATTAAAATTATAAGCATTTCCAGAATCTCTATATTTAGAACCCCACTGAAGAACTCTACCATTGATTCCAGCGCCAATATTAGTTGCGCTTCCACCAGATATTGTTCTGTAAACTGTGGTCAAAAAATATTCTTCATTACTGGCACTTAAATGTAACCACCAAACAGTTTGGTATTCTATTTTTATAAGACTGTTTGCAAACTTAGGAGTTATATTTACAGATAAAGCAGTTGAAACCATACTTGTTGAAGTAGTGCTGGAATTACCACTTGTTTGTGTTGTTCGTTGTATTTGTATAACATGGCCTGCTGGCATCTGCAAGTTAGTAACACCACTCATATCGACTGATGTTGCAGTGGTTGCACCTTGGATTGTATCTATTGCGAGTGTACTCATTAGCTTGGCACCGTTATTAGAGTCATGGTGAAATCTCCGTTACACAAACATATGTTATTGTTCCACTGTCTGCGCCGTTATCGGGACGTCTTGTGCCAAACAAAAGATTAGTTTGATTAACATCACTAGCTCCAAAGAGACCAACTTGCAGTGTAGTGCCGGCTGCTACACTCGGACTAAAACTTTGAACAGTGCTAGGCTCAGCAAAAGCATGATACACGTAGTTGTAGCTGTGCGCTCCAGCAAAAGCGTCAATGGAATAAAATGCTCTATTTCCATTTGAAAAAGAAACAAAGTGACGAGTAGGAGAGTAACTTCCAATACCTATATAGTTTCCAGAGCTTGCATCAGCAGCACCTGATTTATATCCTAATGCTAGCGCAACGTCTGTGTCAGTATTGCCTGTCAGTGAGTTATAAGTACCTATAGAACAAAATGCATGAACTATAAAGCTGCTGTTTGCCATTTTAGTTACTATTTGACAATCCATAATTTTAATTGAAGCGTTTGATTGCAAAGCAACTCCAGTAGTATTTTCTGCATTGACTATTTGTAAAACACTACCACTAGGCAACTTAGCATGAGTAACTGCATCGTCGTGTAGTTTTGCAGTTGTCACTGCAGCTGAGCCTAGCTTAGCTTCTGTTACTGCAGCTGAGCCTAGCTTAGCTTCTGTTACTGCTGATGCAGCGATCTTTGCAGTAGTGACCGCGTTATTACTTATTTCATTAACTGTAACAGAATTATTAGCTAAGTCTGCGTCGGTTATTACATCGACACCGATCTTAGCTGAATTCACTGCTGAATCAGAAAGCCCATCTGTTGATACTCGAGTTACAGCCACGTTCTACTCCATTAAGAAGGTTCAGTTGGCCATGTAACATTTGTCAGTACACCGTCTTCAAGTTTAGGTTCTGCAGTTGCTGGAAGATCTCTTAGATCTTTACGATATGTTTTCCAAGCAGCTGACATAGTAACATCACTATTACCCATCCAGTCTGTTGCTGCTAGTTTTTCATTTCGTTGTGAACGAAGTTCGTTCATAGGTTCAGCATCAGTAAGCTCTTTTTGCTTTTCTGTAATAGCTGCCCATGTTGTTCCCCAATCTGCAGGATCTTGAGACTCAATAGCCGATCCGTTTGAATCTGCGCCAGTTACCTTTGAAAACATAGTTTTAAACTCGTCCTCAGAAGTAGGTTCTCCTCTCAATACCCATTCTTGAATTCCTAATGCACTCAATGCTGATGCGACGTCTGCCATAATTTACTCCTTTTAGTTTAAGAATTACAATTCTATTTATACTTATTTTTGTTTTAAGTTATACTTTAATCTCTTCGGCTATTAATAATCCTCTATCAATTATTGCATTTGCAGGAATCCCGGGAGCATAGCCTGCGCTCGGTACTGTGCCTATATTATCAGTAAAATATTGTTGTGCTTGTGAACTAGCTCCATACTGTTTAACATATATTTCATATCGTAAAACAGATGTAGTGTTTGGAGAATCAGTAAAGTAATAACTCAAGTGTGGATAAAAATCATGTGTATAACTGCTACGATTCAAATAATGATCCCATCCACCTCCCATTTTCCATGAGTTCATTGCGCCCGAACCTATTTTTCTGTATATAGCCCAGTTGGCTCCAGCATAACTACTGCTCGTATTAAATGCAGTCTTAGCGTCCCAGTGAAGCTTCACCATATTACTTGCTGCTGTAAGTGTAATGTCAACAAACAACCCAGTCGCCTGAAATGAGGTGGGAGATGCAGTTGTAACAGCATTATTGATTCTACCAATCTGTGTTTGCAATACAGCACCAGTAGGAAAGTTAGATGTCATATCTGTCGGCATCTGAGCATTCGTAACTTGACCTGATACGCCTCGATGATTAATTTTAGTTAGTGCCATATCTTTATCCTAAAAAATGTCCTGTGAACCAGTTAAAAGTTCGAGAATGTGATGAGTCATTTCCTTGTGCAGTAAAACTGCCGTCGTAGTATTGCAATACTACTCTTACATTATCATTTGCTTCAAGTTTTGCTAAGACGGTTATACTCATCATAGAGTCACTAGATACAGTTCTTGCGTGCATTCGAGCTGTACCACCTAATCCGTTATAACTATCATTTATTTGAATTTCAAATTCTGCATTACCGTTATTTACACAACCTATGTGTAAATGAAACTGATACATTCCCGCAATAGGCGCTGTAAATATTCCATTTTGATTATTATAGTGATTACCTACGTTATGGCATTTCATGCTGGTGTCAGAGCCCGTGGTTAAAGTGTTCCAAACTATTATTGGAGCTCCACTTGCACTTGTACCTCCTCCAGCGTTGGCTGCTGTGATTGCAACTCCTCCACCTTTTGTTACAGCGAATGAAGGCTGATTAGGTAAAGATACACGGCCAGCCGAATCAAATGTCATTGATGTTGTAGTACCAGCCACACTTTGAATTTTATCTACTTTTAAATTACTAACCATTAGCCTGCAATCTCCGTAGTAAACATTGTTGTGGCAGAACCTCCAGAACTAGTACCCCATCCAAAATAAGAATTATAACTGCTATTATGTGTGTAAACATAAGGTCGATAACTTATGCTTTGACCTAAAGAATAACTTGGAGTATCAATTATATTAATTTCACAATCTTGCCATGTATTTGATCCTCCTGGAAAAGCATGAGGTTTACCTGTAGTGTGACCATAGCTACCTCCAGCTACACTTCTAAATATCATAACAGCAAGATATTGTCCTGATGGAGCATATATTTGAGTATGAAAATTAATAAGAATTCTACTACCAGCTTGTTTCGGAGTTATTGTGCTTGTGACTTGTGTAATTGCAGTATTAGTAGAAGAGTTGTTGATAGTAATTTGCACATCATTTTCTTGAGTAAGCGGAGACACTTGAACAATATGACCTGCGGGCATCTTTAAATTTGTTGCGTTACTTAGATCAACATCGGTTGCTGCTGTCTTTCCTCTGATATCATCTACAAATAATATACTCATTGTGCTATCTCCAACATATTTGTATCAAATTGATAAGTAGCATTTGCTACTCCCCATGCATCAGTACAGTACCATCCAGAACCAGAAGTTGTATTACTACCTTTGACATAATATCTGTAGGTTATTGCAGTACCAGCAGGTTGATTTGCACTATGCGTAAAAGTTAATCCAGTAAAACCAGTTTCATGATTATTAGTTGAATACCTTACAAAATGTTTTTGACATAAATTTGATGCATAACTATCAATACTTGATCTTAGTGCGACTGACCAAATACAATTGACTGCTTGAGTTTGTATAGGGATATCAGTAACAATCATAATTTTTGAGTTTGCTAGTTTTGTTGTTACTGTGCCTAGTGTTGCAGTATTGACATATGATGTATTAGGACTAATACTGCCATACGAACTATATGGCACATGGGTGACATTTACTACATGACCGGGTGCGTGTAGCGTTTGACCAGAAGGTACTAAAATATGATTTGCATTTGCGCCAGATGATAGTCCTCTTATCGTTGTTACTTCTAATTCACTTGCCATTATACTACCGTCATTGTCCCGTTAATTGTTAGTGTTGCGTTCAGTGTCAAAGGACCTGCCGCCATTGCATTTTTTGTTGATGTGATAGTTACGTTTGTATCTACACTATTGTTATTTACCCTTATCGGCGTGTGGTCCGCTACCATGTCACTTGCCATCTTTGTAGCACCAACCGAATTGTCTGTTACTGTATTTACATTTCCAACTTCACCCATAACAACAATAAAGTCAACTACGTCTGAAGCTGCAAGTGCTGCGCCGAATGTAATGTTCGCTCCACTGATAGTAAAACCTACACCCGGCTCTTGAATAACACCGTTAACAGACACTAACATCTTCTCAGCTTGACCCGGCTCAAAATCAGATGAGCTGTAAGTCATTCCATAAGTTTGATTACCGTTTGTAGTAATACCGTCGAGTTTTTTAAATTCGCCCTGAGGTGTTTTTCCAATATAAGGCATTATTCAGCATCCTTAATAGTTAGTGTTCCGGCTTCAACCTGCCGCATGATTTCTGCGTAATACCTATTGTCTTTATTTTTAGGTACAAAACAAACAACATCATCTTCCATTGTAACGATTAAAACATCATGTTCAGTTTTACCATCTTCACTCATTTGTTTTTTTACTTGTTTAAACAACATAATAATATTCCTTAAAGTTCTGCGTCTGCTGTAAAATGAAAGGCCATAAAATGACCAAGAGTTTGACTGTTCGCATAAGTAGTATATCCATCTTCACCGATTCTACTTATATAATTACCAGCGTTATTGCCAGGCCCATTATCATAGTTACTTATTTCATTTATAGCGCCATCATATGGATTATAGTTAGTAACACTTGGAGCGGTTCTCATTTTTCCACCAGAGAACACGCTATAGTAATGAGGTGTGCTTGAGTTTCTATTTGCTAACCACATTCTTGTGTGACTACCAGTGCTTGATTCTGAGTATCCGGGCGCTCTTGCATAATCATAAGATTTTTGATAATATCTCTGACATAACGCAAGTTCTTGTGCGAATGACCGGTACTCAAAATCTGTAGCAACAGCGCCAAGTTCTACTTGAACTCCAGTAATTTGCCATGTAGCAGCGTTGGTTGCAGCCAATTGAACAGTACCAGATGGTGCTGTGGCATTACCACTATAATATTGATTTGCAGTTTGATGAAAATTAGAACCAGTTCCTAAATCAAACCATAAACTAAATCCAGAACCTGTACCACCTTGAGCTGTCCATGCAGTGTTTGAGTCTGCTGTAAGGGTTAAAGTTTTATATTCCCAAGTATTAGCAGCATTAATTGTATATGTTGTTGGAAAAGAACGAGCTGGTGATGATGGTTTCACACGAACTGCAAGTCCAAAATTACCAGTAAGAGTAGATTTTACCCAAAAAGAAATCGTAAATTGTTTAGGAGATGATGTACCAAATCCAAAATGTTGTACATCATTTACCTCTAATGCTGTATTATATCCATAGTAATCACCACTACCAATTGTAGTAGCCGCTAATGAAGTAATTTTTGCACTATATTTAAAATCTGAGTTTGGTACATCATCTACTTGTGCAACCCCAATTTTACTTCCAGCACTAACAAATGTAGCCCAACGGTCTATTGTATAAATATTGCCTGTTGAACCAATAGTATAAGATGAAGCTCCATGGCCATAACCTCTTTGGTCTATGTTTTGAGCACCATTGATAATAACATTTCTACGACCAAGGTTAGGAACGTTTGCAATATTTGAATGTGATATTCTTGATCTTGTCATATTGTTATCCTATTAAGTAACCAAAAAATACTGTAGCGCCATTTGCAGCAGAACCATATATATTTCCATTCCAATCTGAGACACTACTTCTAGATATAACGCCTTCTAAATAATCATTTGCTGAAAGACTAAGTACATCATAAACATCAAAAGTATGATACGAATTTCCTGATCCCCATCCGTCTGATATTGCCTCAGCGCCCTGCATTGCTGTCATTGGATAACTAGAGCCATTCACTCTGCAATACACACTCATATATCTTGTTTCAGTATTAGGACTAGGATTACCTACTACAAATCTAACACCTACCATATACTTGCCCGGAGTAGCTATTGTTATTCTTGAAGTTGTTGCTGTGACTCCTTGAGAAAAAGTAATAGCTTCATAAGTTAGTGGAGTAGTGTTGTTGACGGCAGGAACTAAGGTTGAACCACTATATCCACTTAATCTCCAGCATGGTTGATTGGCGTTTGTTGTTGCACCACCAAAAGCAAGTGCACCGCTACTGGCGATTGTCATTGCCGTAGTGTCATTGGTGTGTTTAATTGATGAAGTACGTAATACATTAGCATCTAAGTTACCAGAAACTGCAATGTTTGTATCTAGCTTTGCTGATGTAACAGCATTTGCCTGAATTTTTCCAGTACCTACAGTATTATCTCCAGGCGCTCTTGTTCCAACAGTTCTTCCTTGATATACTACGTAACAATCATCTGTTGAAGCAAGAGCTTCAGTAAATGTAAGCGTTGTACCAGATACGCCATAAGAAGTTGTAGGTTCCTGTCTTACGTGATTAATAAAAACTTCGATATCTTCTGGTGAAGTTACAACAGCATTCAGTGTGTACGTGGTACCACCGTTGCCAGTAATATCTTGCTTGGCAATTGATGAATATTGTTCTACAGGTTGATTACCTATAAATGCCATTATGAGATCTCCAATACTCCAATTGTTACATCAATCGTTGATGCGTGTCCTGCTTTAATCTTTAGTATATCTCCGGTTTCCATAATGTATTTTTGACCGGCTAAAACTTCAAGTGTAGTGTTCGATGGAATTGTTACTGTAGGTATCAATTCGGTTGTTACACTTGTTGATGTATCTGTAAGTTTAACGAGTGCGGTACTATCTGTTGCTGTCTTGTTTGCAATTGCTACGCCAAGAATAATTGATGTTGTAGAAGCTGGTGCTGTGTACAACGTAGCATCCGATGCATTGTCAACATTTGATATTAACGCGTTTTTAAATGTTTCTGCCATATTATCCTAACGCAAGGCTTAACGCTATTGCTGTCCCTTTCTTTGCAAATGTGTTTTGAAAATTAGCCGATACTTTATCAGCCGTGATACTTCCGTCCGCAACCGTGGAAGCTTCTGATCCTACACCGCCAAGTAGTACTCCGAAAAAGTTTGCTCCCGTTGCTGGTGCGGTTGTAAATGTAATCTGTGAACCTCCACTGGCTAATATATAAGTTGTGATTGGTTCTTGAATAACGCCGTTGATTGATATGATAAGTTGTGTTGGAGAACCAGCTGTAACCGCAGTACCTCCACTTGTTAGATTGAATGTAGTTAAACTTCCATTGAAGCTGGATGTTAATGAATCTAATTTATTAAACTGCCCTGAGGCAGGTTGATTACCTATGTAACTTGTCATCGAGTTCCCTATCCGTCGACGTTATTTAATCTATTTATATACTTTATGCCTTCAATTCGGTTACGTCCATCCAATTAACTTGAGAATCACCGCCACCGTCTCTTGATCTTACGTTGTACCATCTTGTTTGTGTCCATAACACAAGCTCATACCTTATAGTTTGTCCGACTGGTACTGTAGGAGTCGGATCCATATATGACATATTTTTTTCTCGTGTATCATGTGTATTTCCATAAGTTCCATAGTTACGTGTGAAACCAAATGGAACATCAGTTTGAAACCAACTTGTTCCTGTTCCAGGATGATTACTAGTAGTTCTATTTCCCAGAGGAGAATCTAAAGCGCCTACAAATGCAGAATTTGATCCAGCCGGAGTAGTTCTTCTAAATGCACAGAAAAAATCATGACTGTCCATATTGGAGTCATTTCCTTGAACACCAAAAGCAATTCCGCATCGAATCATATAATTAGAGTTGGCAGCTTTTGCAGTCAAGTTAACTGTCAGCAATGTATATCCAGCAGAAGGTGAACCACTGTTGTAGTTTGTATATGAACCATCTCTAGCTATTACGGTTTGTAATACAGAACCAGAAGGCAAGTCAGAATGTGTTACTACTGGATTTTTTGTTACTATTAGTGCCATTACTGTGCTATCTCCGTTAAAATTATTCTTGTAGCTCTTAGTGGTAAATTGGCTGTAGGCCCTTGATAGTTCCAGAGATAATTTGTTAAAGTCGAACCGCTCATATTAATAATAGGTTTATATGTTATTGTATTTGTAGTATTAGGCTGATCAATTACGCATATACTGGGGCTCCAAGGCATCCAATTACCTACAGCGTTATATCCCCAAAAATACCCTATGTCAGTGTTATCTCTTCTTAATCCTGCGCCAGCGTAGTTAACGTTATTGATTAAAACATTAACAAACATCTCTGCTCTGATTAAACTGTTCGCAAACTTTGGAGTAATTGAAACTTCAAGAGGTGTGCTAAAGTTAACTACATTCCATGTATTAGCTGCTGTTGGTTGGACATTGCTTTGGCTGTTCAATCCATGAGCTATTTGAACTTGATGACCGGGGACATGAACACCATGTGATGCTGTATGTTCTTTGATATTATCTACAAAAATTGTTCCCATGTCTTTATCCTATTAAATAACCCATACAGTTTGAAAAAGCAGCTCCACCATATACGCCATAAGTGCTGGAATTAGTAGACCTTAAATACCATGAAAACGTATCGTTAACACCCATCTCATAAACTATAGTTA